GATCGGGGTAAGAAAGCCGGCGCTCTGGCCACCGCCAGTGTCCCATGAGCCGGTAGCGCCGGATGAGGAAGAACTCCCGCTCGACGAGCCGTTCGGCCCACTCCACCCGCCAGAGGCGCCGCCTGTGTTAGCGCTCTGAGCCGCAGCCGCGGCCGATTCGCCGCTGGAGAACATCGATGCGATCGAACTCGCGATGCTCTTTGCGGCCGACGCTACCTGCGCGACGAAATTGGAGATTTTATTCCAGGCATCGACGACCCAGCTTCCGATATGGGTCAGCGATGATGCGAGAGCGTTGGCAATCGGGGTGGTCCAATAGTCGTACCACCAACTCACGCTCGTCTCGAGCGTCTGCCCCAATTTGACGATATTCGCGACGATGTCGTTATCGACCGACTTGCCGAATTCGTAATTGCCTTTCGAGGCGTCCAGCGCGGTCTTTTGCCACTCAGCGATCTTGCCCAGCGCGCGATCGAGAGGAGTCACGTCGATGCGGTCAATCGCATCGCCAAGATTGCTGACGATGGTGGTGATCGCGGCCGGACTACCGTCTTTGTTCGGCTCAGCTAGTTTGTCCCACAGATCGGTGATCCCAGCCTTGACCTTGTCCAGCGCGTCGCTGAACTTGGTCGGGCTATCCATCATGTCCTGGAACGCATCTTGTGTCCTGTCCGCCATCGTCTTGGCGGCCTTGACCACGGCGTCGAACTTCACCGGCGTTTTGTCGAGTTGCGCGGCGAACTCCTGCGCGTTCTTCGTCCCGCCGGTCATAGCGTCGGTCAACTGCTGTGCCGCCGCGGGAGCAACGTCCTGCAGCTTGCGAAGCGCGTCGCCGGTCAGCGTGCCGTTCTTTGCAATATTTGCAAAGAAGTCCGAAATACCCTTCGTTGCTTCCTCAGTGGTGGCCCCACCGGTGCGAAGCTGCTCGAACATGGTCTGAACGGCGGTCTTGACGTCGTCGATCTTGAGACGAGCCTCCTCGAACTCGACCTTCATGCCAGGCGGGAGCATGTTGGTCGGGCCGTGGAGCTGCTGCATCTTGAGCAGCGTCTCGTACATCTGCTCCAGTGGGGCCGGCGCGACCGCAAGATCGTGCGACATCTCCTTGACGTCACCGGCAAGCTGAGTGCCGAGCCGCATACCGACGAGACCCTGCAGCCGCTGCCGAAGCGTGATCGTCTCGTCGCCGGCCTTTGCCAGACTGACAACCAGTTCGGTGCCGATCGCTACGCTCAGCCCCGCAATTCCGAGCCGAGCGGCTCCGGAAAATTGCGTGAGCGAGGACATGCCAAGGCCGACAGTATTGAGCGCCGGCGTGACCGTGTGCAGTGTTTCACGGAATTGAGTCCCGAACTCGCTGGCCTCCTTATGGCTTTTCCCGAGTTCGCGCGCCGCAGTGGTATTGATAGCCATCGACGACGACGACAGACCGAGCGCGTTCGCGAGCGCCCCCCAGATCGAAGTCGAACGCGCGGCCTCTGTCGATGCAATTGATGTCGCCGTGCTTACCGCTTTCTGGGCATCCGTCGCGGCCTTGAGCGCCTGGGCGGCCTGCGCATAGCTGACGCCGGTTTTCGAGACGATCTGCTCGATCTGCGCTGTCGCGCCTTGATACTTGCCGCTTTGCGCCGCTGCCTCGACCAGAGCCGCAGCGACTTCATTCGCGGACGACGCGGTCTTGGACATCGACCCGGCAGCATCATTGGCTGCTCGGCCGGCCGTGGAGAGGTTATCGCCCGTGGCTTTGGCCGCATCAGACGCCTTGCCAGCTGCTTCGCTTGTCTTATCGAGCTTGTCGCTGACGTCCTTGACCGAACTGGCGGTCGCATCGATCTGCTTACCCGCGGCCTCGGCGGTCGTTGCGGTCTTCGACAGCGCATCCGACGCCTTGTTGGCGCTGGCACTCAAGCCATCGATCTGATCGCCAGCCGTCTTGGCCGACGTGCCTGCTGCCTCGACGGACTTGCCGGCATTCTGGATATCGGTGCCAGCCTTATTCAGAGCATCGGCCGATTTCGCCGCGCTCTCGTTGACCTTGTCGAGGCTGTCGCCGACGCCCTGCGCGCGCTGCTTGAACGCGTCGAGATCGTCGGCCGCTTGCTTGAGCGGAGAGGTATCAGCCTGAAACCCGACTTTCGCCAGATCGACCATTTCGCTCAGCCCTTCTTCTTCGTCGTGAAAGCGTCGAAGAACGCCTTAACGTTTTGTCGAGTCACTGGTCTGCCCGTCGCGACGGGATCACCCTTCGCGACGCCTTCGATGAAGTCGATCATCAGCTTGTCCAGGAGTTCAATGGCCGCGACTTGCCACGGCGCGATATGCATCGCCGTCAATTCTGACCACGCCGCAATGTCGGAGAACGACAGACGACGCGGGCGCGAATGCACCCGCCACGCGAGACCGCGGCCCATCGGGCCGGCCTCTGGCTCGACGGTGCGCTGATAGACGCGCGTCTCATTGAGGCTGGCGAACCAGCGCCATACCTGGCACAGGCGTGGCGCGAGGCGGCGGCCGCTTCCTGCCTCGCCCCGCAGGAGAGCCGGCAGTTCGGCCTCGGCGTAGAGGATCAGCTCTTCGACGAGGCCCGCATAAAATTGACGCGGTTCGCTGCCTTCACCGCCATCTGCTCGGCGATCTCAGGATATCGCTGATAAAGCAACACCGCATTGTCGAATGAGAAGGCGAGAGGCTTGCCATCCAGTTCGATGTTGTCGGACCAGCCGAGCGTCAGGGTCGCGAGGTCTTCGATCCGGTCGCGTTCCTTCTGCTCCCACCCGTACTCGATCGGCCGGCCTTCCTCGCGAGCGGCTTCCGCCGCGCCGCGCCGCTTCGCGATCAGATCGTGGACGGCGCCCTTGATGCGCGACGAGTCGGCGCCGCCAAGCTTGATCGTGACCGGCTTGCCGGCGTCGTCGAATACCGGACCTGTGAGCGGGTGGACGATCTGGAAGTCGACGCCTTCCTCCGAATACTTGCGGGATTCAAATCGTCCGATGTCATAGCCCATGTGAATTCTGCTCTTCTGCTGGTTGTGATGGAGTCATTGCGCGACGGCACCGTAAGCGCCGTCGCGCCTATTCTCGTCAGGTCGCCGGATTGTCGATAAAGCCGAGCGCGCTGCGGGCTAGCGTGATTGTCGCCTGCACCACGGAGCCAATTGCGAACGGGCCGGTTTCGTAGCCGGCAATGCGGGCCTTGAAATACAGCGTGGTCGGCGTTGCGTCCGTCGTTTCTGACGAGTCGTTCAAGGTGATCTTGAAGTTTCGTTCAAGATGCGAGCCGACCGCGGCGATGCACGCGGCTTGACCGGCGTCTGACGCCTTGCGGCCGACAGGGATCGTGTAGGCGCCGCCCTTCTGCGTCGACATGAAGGTGCGTTCCGCACCGTCCGCCAGCGCGGCGAAGGTGAAGGTGTTGTACGAAGGGCCGACCGGGGGAAGCGATACGACCTCCCCGATTTCGATGTAACTGTCGGATTCGGCATCGTCCGCCGTGGTGCCGATATAGATACGGCAGCCGAGACCGGCATTCACCTGACCTGCGAGAGCCATGAGGTTGTCTCCTTTTCAAAATGCAAAACGCGGCCCTCGAGGAACCGCGCTGTGTGTGGTTCGTGGTTAAGGCTTAGGCCTGCGATTTGCAGCGCCAGGCGATGGTGACTGCGGTCTTGATCCAGTCCGGCTCCTCGATCACGGCGCCGGGCTGCGCGTACTGGATCGAGAGCCGGATCGATCCGTTGATCAGGTCGGTGCCGGGCCGAAAGGTCTGCGTAAGGTCGTCAGCGAGTTGCTCGAGCGTTTCGGTTCCGGTGTTCGCCGGCTGGTAGACCTCGACGTGAAACAGGCCAGCATCGACCCGACTTTCGCCGGCGAGATCGAATGGACGGCCTGAGACGGTCATCAACGTGAGCCGCGCCCATGGCGTGCCGACGGTCGGATCAAATTTAAGGCCTTGATAGGAGCGCTGCGCAACCGGCGGAAAACCGGCGACGTCGTCAAGCCGCGTCTGTAGCGCGCCACGAATATTGGTCAGCCTCGACACGATCAGTCCTCAGCCGCGACGCGGGCGGCGGCGCTATCTGCGATGGTTTCGGCCTGAGCGATCGTGCCCTTGACGAACAGCCGCGGCGCGATGCGCGAGGTGCCTTCCTCGAGATAAATTGCGTAATTGGCGCCGTTGGCCGCGCTATAAACA